CTCCAAGGAGATTCAGATGGCATTAACATCACCAGGCGTAGAAGTCAGCGTTATTGACGAATCGTTTTACACACCAGCAGAACCAGGAACCGTTCCTTTAATTGTTGTGGCTTCTGCTCAGAACAAATTAAATGGTGCAGGCACTGGAACTGCACCCGGAACATTAAAAGCTAATGCTGGCACAGTCTATCTAATGACAAGTCAAAAAGACTTAGTAGATACATTTGGTGACCCAGCATTTAAAACAGACGCAAATAATAATCCTGTACATGCAGGAGAACAAAATGAATACGGACTGCAAGCAGCTTACAGTCTATTAGGCGTTAGTAATCGTGCATATGTTGTACGAGCTGATGTAGACTTAGATGCATTGACAGCATCAGCAGATGAACCAACTGCTGCTGCCGCTAATGGAACACATTGGTTAGACTTAGCATCAACTAAGTTTGGTATTTTTGAGTGGAACGGCGCTGCCGCTTCAGTAACAGGCGGTCAAAAGTTTACAAACAAAGTACCAAGAATTATTAATTCACTTAGTCAAGTTGATCCTGGCACCGGTGGCCCAGTAGCTAGTATTGGATCTATTGGAGATTATGCAGTTGTTGCAGCTGACGACAGTTCAGCGACACCTGCACTGGCAACTACACATCCGATGAGTTTATGGTTTAAGAGTAGAGGAAATTCAGAATATGGAATCGACGCTGGTACTTGGGTCGAAGTTGGATCAGCTGATTGGTCAGCATCGTGGCCAGTAGTAACAGGCACCGAATCTAATCCTACACTAACTGCTGGAACTATTAGAATTAATGGTGTTAATGTTGTATTCAGCGGAACTACAGTTTCGCAACTAGTAACAGCAATTAATGCTGCTGGTATCGACAGTGTTGCAGCATTACTAACTAATGGAAAAGTAGAAATTACCAGCAATGGTCAAATGGGATTAAATCCAGCAGATAGTTCACAGAGTAATGCAGTTAGTATTCAGAATATCGCAGGAACGATTTTAACAGATATTGGTATTACAGCTGGAACCTATTATGCTCCTAAACTACAAATTAGCAAACATACACAAGTTCCTATTTGGAAGACTACTCCTCCAGCAGGCGAATCGGCTCGTCCAAGCGGCAGTGTATGGATTAAAACTACAACAGCTAACCTTGGAGCAGATTTTAAATTAAAACGCTACAATTCAGCAACAAGTCTATGGGAAACTGTTTCGTCAGCATTATATTCTGACAATCAGTCAGCTTTATATGGGTTAGATAGTGCAGGCGGTGGAGCAAATTTAGCTGCTGGTACTTGTTATGTACAGACTAACTATACCGAAGATGTTGGTTCTGATGCAACTCCTATCAAGGCAAATTACAAAATTTTCCGAAGAGTAAGCACTGGTATTACATCTATTAAGACTTCAAGTGTTGAAACTGGAACATTCACCGCTGGATCTAAGATTTTTAAAATTTCAGAATCAGATGCAGGATCTCCAACACTATCGACAATTAATGTAACATGGACTGCTGCTGGCACATCTGCTGATGCAGGCACATTAGCAGCAGCTATTAATGCAGCAGGCTTTGCAAATATCGAAGCCGAAGTTGATGCATTAAACAAAGTTGTAATTAGTCACATGCAAGGCGGAGATTTCCGTTTAGCAGATGTTACAGATTCAACACTAACCCAAGCTGGATTCAGTGCTTATCATTTTGAACCGAGCGATCCTTTTTACGGAACAGGAACAGCTAATCTATTAGATGCACCAGCAGGCGATAGTATTCATGCTTCTGGATTTGTTGCATCATTATGGCATCCATTAGTATATGTTGCAAATACAGATGCTCCAGGAAGTTTAACAGAAGATGGTACTTTATGGTATAATTCTGTTATTGACGAAGTTGATATGCTAATTCATGATGGTACTAGTTGGGTTGGATATAAGTTTCCTTCGGGAGGAAATCCAAACAGCGGCACAGATGCAGCAGGACCGATAGTCAGTGCTACTAGACCAGAAACACAAAGCGACGGAACTAGTGCATTGGTTACAGGAGACTTGTGGATTGATACTAGCGATTTAGAAAACTTCCCAACAGTCTATAAGTATAACGCTTCTATTCCTTCAGGAAATAAATGGGTATTAGTAGATACTAGTGATCAGACTAGTGAAGATGGTATTTTATTTGCAGATGCTCGCTGGAGCGTCACAGGCGAAGACAGTGATACTGCATCAACTATTGTAGATCTACTAAGCAGCGAATATATAGATCCAGATGCTCCTGATCCTGCATTATATCCAAGAGGAATGTTATTGTGGAACACACGTAGAAGTGGATTCAATGTTAAGAGATTTGTTCGTAACTACATTGATCAAACAGACGTAAACGTCAGATTTGGCGACGAACCAATGACCAGTTACTATCCTCATAGATGGGTAACTGAAAGTCCAAATCAAGCAGACGGTACTGCAAGTTTAGGACGTAAATCTCAACGTGCAGTAGTTGTTAGAGCACTTCAGGCTCTTGTAAACAGCAATCAACAAATTAGAGATGAAGAAAGCAGAGTGTTTAATTTGATTGCTTGCCCAGGATATCCTGAACTAATTGGTGAATTGATCACTCTAAACTACGATAGAGGTTTAACAGCATTTGTAGTAGGTGATACACCTCCTAGATTAACTTCTGATGCTACAAGTTTATTAAGCTGGGCAAGTAACGAAAATGGAGCTACTGAGGACAATGACGTCGGAGCAGTTAGCTTTGACGAGTATATGGCCATGTTCTATCCATGGGGCTTTACTAGCGATAACTTCGGAAATAATGTAGTAGTTCCTCCAAGTCATATGATGTTAAGAACTATTGCATTAAATGATCAAGTAGCATATCCTTGGTTTGCACCAGCTGGTGTACGTCGAGGCGGCATTACTAATGCAACATCTGTCGGTTATGTAACTAGCGAAGGTGAATTTACTTCTGTTTCGCTTAATACCGGACAACGTGATACATTGTACTCGCAAAAAATTAATCCTTTAACTTTCCTAACAGGTACAGGATTAGTTAATTATGGTCAAAAGACTAGATCAAGATCTACTAGTGCATTAGATAGAATCAATGTAGCTCGTTTAGTTGTATATCTACGTAGACAGTTAAATGCATTAGCTAAACCTTATATTTTTGAACCAAATGATAAGATCACTAGGGATGAAATTAAAGCAGCAGTTGAAAGTTTAATGTTAGAGTTAGTAGGTCAGAGAGCAATTTATGATTACATTGTTGTTTGCGACGAGAGCAATAATACTCCAAGCAGAATTGATCGTAACGAGCTGTATATCGATATTGCTATTGAACCGGTTAAGGCAATTGAATTCATTTATATTCCATTGCGTTTAAAGAATACCGGCGAAATCGCATCGTTAGGTTAAATTAAAAGGATTAAAAAATGGCAATTTCATCATTATCAAAATTTACAGTTCCTTTAGCAAGTGATGCTTCAGCATCATCACAAGGAATGTTAATGCCAAAATTAAAATATCGCTTTAGAGTGATGTTTGAAAACTTTGGTGTTTCCACTCCAACTACTGAACTAACAAAACAAGTACAAACTGCTGCGAGACCACAGGTACAATTTGCTAACCAAGTAATTGAAATTTACAACAGTAAAATTAATTATGCAGGAAAGCATACTTGGCAACCAATTTCAATCACATTACGTGATGATGTTAGTAATAACGTTCAAAAACTTGTTGGCGAACAATTACAAAAACAATTTGACTTTCTTGAACAAAGTAGTGCAGCAAGTGCTATTGATTATAAGTTTAACTTACGTCTTGAAATGCTAGACGGCGGTAATGGAGCCGATACTGTAACAGTACTAGAAACTTGGGAGTGTTACGGATGCTATCTAACAACTGTAAACTATCAAACATTAGGTTACGGAGAACAAGGCCCAGCTATGATCGACTTAACAATTCAACCAGATAATTGTGTACAAACACCACAAGGAACTGGAGTAGGAACTAACGTAGCAAGAGCATTAGGCGTATTAGCTACAGGTAGCGGCAGACGTTAATAAAAAGGCAGCTGAAAAGCTGCTTTTTTATGACTTTTTATTAACTACGTAGTTAATAAGGTTCGATAAATAATTATATGTCCAATAAAGCTCTACGTCAATTTGTAAGCGGATTTTTTAATCCGAAAGGTAATCTTGGAGATTTCAGGCACGCTGCCAGAACATTTGTCGACGACAATTTTAGACTAGCACCTAAGTCTAAGTTTTTGTTTCATGTGTTTTTTAAAATTAACACTAATGCTCTTAAAAGTTTAAATTTTAAATTTCAACATCAGAATGAAATAGGTATTCTTGTTAAAAGTGCAGACCTGCCAAAATTCACCATAGGTTCGGAAACTGCTAATCAATACAATAGAAAAAAAGTTATACAAACAAAGGTTGAATATCAACCAGTAAGCATTAAGTTTCATGACGATAATTTAGGCGTTACAAGACAACTTTGGGAAAATTATTTTAGCTATTATTATGCTGATCCAATTGCATCAAAGATTCAAGGTAATTATTTTAGAACAGCTACATTAGGAAAAAATTACATTAAATCTCCTTACGGATTAGATAACAATAGTTCTATTCCTTTTTTCGATTCTATAGTCATATACCAAATGGCAAGAAAATACTGGAATAGTTATACTTTAGTAAACCCTTTAATTACTTCATGGAATCACGATTCTCTAGATTATACCAGCAATAATACTGGAGAACAATCTATGACAGTAGCATATGAATCAGTATATTATGAAAATGGATTAGTATCACAGGGTAACCCATTAGGGTTCGGAGTAGACCACTACGATACTGTTCCAAGTCCGATATCATTAGCAGGCGGCGGCACACGATCATTATTTGGTGCAGGAGGAGTGCTTGCAGGTGCTAGTTCTGTGTTTGGATCTGTAGCATCAGGACAAGCTTTTTCAAGTCCAGCAAATTTTGTAGCTACTGCAATAACTGCGGTTAACACATATAATAATTCACAACAATTAAGTAGGACTGGTATAACTGAAGAATTAACTAATGTAACTAATAGAAGTTTGTCCACTGTTACTGGAAATAGTGCCGGTGCCGTAAGAAATACAACTTTTCCAGTAAGTGATCCTTCAATTAATACAGTGGCACAACCTCGTAATTTAAACCCTTAATATGAATACTAGAACTAATTTACCATCTCAACCTTCTACAGACAGTTCTGATGAAGTAAAAACATTTTTTAACAAATATTTTACACATCAAGTAAGCTTTCCTAGTAATCAAATAGATGCAGTATTAGGATTTTTTCTAAAAAACGGATTTGACGAACAAGCTGCAAAAAGTACTTCTATAGTACTGTTGAATCAAGCTAGAATTGATAACGTTAATCCTATGCAATTAATAGATACACTTAAAAGTTTGAATGGTGCTCAACTCAGTCAAGTAGTAACAGAAATTATAAATTTGTACAGAGAAAAGACAAGTTTCTTAGGATATAAAACATTAACTTCTGAATCTACATATGAAAGTCGAAACATTGCACAATAATGTCCAAGTTTGCAAGAGGAAAATTTACTGTTACTAATATGGAAAAGTATGTAGGCAATAGTTCTCCTACATACAGAAGTAGTTGGGAATGGAACTTTATGAACTTTTGCGATAAAGATCCTAGAATATTAAAATGGGCTAGCGAAGCAGTAAAGATTCCTTACAAAGATCCGTTTACTGGTAGACAAACTATATATGTACCAGATTTTTTCATTCAATATGCAGATAAAAAAGGTGTAATGCAAGTCGAGCTTATTGAAATTAAACCCCAAAGTCAGACTTTATTAGAAAAAGCCGGAAAAAATCGCAATAATCAATTGCAGTGGGCCAAAAATCAAGTTAAATGGAGAGCTGCACATTCATGGTGTTCTAAGCAAGGAATAAAATTCAGAGTATTGAACGAACAAGATTTATTTTATAACGGGCGTTTAAGATAAGTAATTGTATGAAAAAGTTAGAAGAAGTTTTAAATTTACCAGAAAGCAAAAAGCTGATTAAGAAAGAAGAAAAGAGCAAAGCTATAGAAGCTACACAACCTTTGTTAAGAGATATCAGCGAATTTGATAAAATTGCAGCAGCCTTGCCTCAAGTTAAAGGGCTAGGTGATATTAGTGATACTGAATTTGACGAACTTGCTCAACGTGCTACAGATGCATTCGATGACTTGATGGATTTAGGTATGAATGTAGAAGCTAGATACAGCGGTAGAGTATTTGAAGTCGCTGGCACTATGTTAAAGAATGCGATTGATGCTAAAGCAGCAAAAATAGACAAAAAGCTTAAAATGGTAGAATTACAATTGAAAAAACAAAAGCTAGACAACGATAAAGGCGATGAAAGCCAAGATATTACAAATTCCAGCGTTATTATTTCAGATAGAAATAGTCTGTTGGAAAAACTGAAGAATATGAAATAAATACACTATTAGGACTGATATATGAAATCGTTTAAAGACTATCTTATTGAAAGTGTAGAAGAAAAAAAGTACTCTTTTAAAATTAAAATTGCGGGCGAATTGCCTGAACATGTAGAAGATACTATGAAAGCCGCATTGGACAAGTATAAAGTCTCCAGCTTTAGCAAAGGCAAAACTACTCCAATACAAGCTAAATTAACTGATTTTCCTACACTAGAAAACACACATATGACTATTTTTGATGTAGAATTAGATTATCCTACAACTAGTCAAGTGTTAACTGCTTATATGTCAGAACAAACAGGTATAGATCCCTGCTGTTTACGTGTACGCAGTTTAAAAGAAGAAGACGAAGTTGAATTAAACAACGAACATATGTCAGATGACAGTAAAAAAACTGCACTACTAAGTCAAGATTACCAAAAAGAAAACAATCAAGAATTAGTAGGAGAGAAAAAAATTAGTAGCTTACTCAAAGAGTTAGCCAAGATTAGTAAAGAGACTCAGCCAACGCAGTATAAAGGTATAAATGATAAAATACTTGCTAAGTCTGCACCAAAAGAAAAAGCAGCACCGACAGAAAAAGTTTCTGCTTCGCAAAGTGTGTTAAAAGGAAAAACAAAATGAATTTTCAAGAATTAATGGCTCGCATGGCCGAATTAGACCAGCCGGTGCAAGAATCAGATAAAGCAGATAAAGATTACGACGGTGATGGTGAAGTCGAATCAGGTAAAGACGAATATATGGGTTCTAAAGACAAAGCTATCAAACAGGCTATGAGTAAAAAAGATGAAAGCCTTGATGTTTTAGCCGATGAATTAGAACAAGATATGGACGAGTGTGGTATGGGCCCAATGAGTATGCCTAGCATGAACAAACAACAAGATAATGTTAGCATGAATGTCAGCATGAATGGCTCAGGTAGCGGCGGCATCAGAGATCTAATGAATATTCTTAGAAACTTAGAAAAAGGCGACGGCCCTATGGATCATGATCATGGAGACCATGACATGGATTCTCCTAGCATTGATATGCCTGGAATGATGGTAATGAAGAAAGAACCGGTGTTAGGCGACGAATATGCTAATAGTCCAGACGTTCAAATTGGTCAAGATAACTTTCCTATAGATCACGGCGATGATCTACACAAACCAAAAGACAGTTACAGTGATAAGCCTTACAGAGGCGATAATCCTATGGCACTTGAAAGTTATAAAACAAAATTAAGCTCGATGTATGAAGATTTAAAAAATCGTAGCTAATAACGAAAAGAATCT